ATGACACTAAAGTTTTTTTATCTACTTCAAGTTCATTACGTGCATAATCCATAATATCCCATATAGCGTGATAAAATTTTTCCTCCTGTTTTTCTTGTATCTTATCTATATCCATATGTATTTCTCCCCCTTGCATTTAGGGCAGGTTTCGGTAGTGTTATAGACTGCATCCACTTTGTTGGAATTGTTCTGTTTATCAACTGTCCTAATAATTCCGTGTGGGTGACCGTCAACCGTATCTGCACAAACATCACAGGCTTTGTACTGCTTCAGTTTGAGTTCCAGATTGGGTCTGGTTACTATTGGTGCTGTTAGCGGATTTGATTTTCTCATATACCTTTTCTATTAGTGCAGGGTCTTTCTTAACTGCTTCTTCAACCTGAGGAATTAAGAAGGATGCAGCCTTGCGATACTTGTTCGGCACTAACTGCATAATAACTTCCCCCAGGCCAGAGTTCTTCATGTCGGTGTCTGTCACTGTAACGCCTTGTTTCATTTTGTTTAATGTTCCTTTGAGTCTCAATATTTCTTGTCTGTAATCTTTGGCTTCTTCTTTCTTACTTTCTGCTAAATATTTAATATCATTCTCAAAGTCTTTGATACGCTGCCGAGAGTGTTTATTGACAGTTGACCTACTCCGAGCAATAAACATACAGGAAACACCGCCAGATATACACGCCACCAAGATAAGTGCTGATGATAAAATTTCTTCCATACCATAAATTCTAATAAATTACTTAGATCTAAGCGTTTCTACCCTAATGTAACCCTAATCACCCCTACCATTAGCTCGAAAAAACTAACAAAAACCTATACAAAACTACCCATGGTATTAACTTCTATCCTAAAAATAAGCTATGTAAGCACTTCAAAGGGTCATGTGCTGGGCTTGATGGTGGGAATATGACCGATTTTGTATGTGCGTGTCAGTTTTGGGTGTGTGTGTAGGTTAAATAGAACTATACAGACTTAGTATTGAATTGACTAGAACAGGGGGTGAAAAAGACTGGATTACCTAAAAGAAGTTAAAGACGAATACGAAGAACGCACAAAGACTGCACCTACTGTTCTACACCTCAAAAAAACCCAAAAAATCGGAGAAGCAAAAGTTAGGCTTTGGGTAACTGAGACTATATCATGTTGGGCATTGTTAGAACAGATACGCAGCAAAGTGGGATTAAAAGATGCTAATGAAGCAATCTTTTATTGTGTCTATGAAAAAGGAAAAGACCTCGGCCTGGAAACAGGATGACTGGACTATACAGACCGTTAATCACGGATCAGCTCACTATTGGACTACAATATGAAATAGAAGCACAGACCAAAATATCTTTTAATGTTCATTGTGCCAAATGTGGAAAGTTCAAACTGAAACACAGTAACTCAAAATATTGCCTAAAATGTCTAGGTTTAAAATGAAATGTTTCAACCCCACGTGTCACTGTGCAAAGATTGAACTGGAAAGAGTTTTGAAAATTCGTTGTAAGAATTGTCACTGTTCAATAATATACGATATTGACAATGTTACACTTACGAACCCTTTCGAACAAACAACGTGATAAACTTCAAAACTGAAATTTGAAGTTTAATCCACATTTTTTTTAACATTATTCTCTTAGAACACCATAGACGGTAATTGTTGAATTGACTGCCCAATTACCAGCAGTAAAAATTGTTAAACTGGAAAGTGTGTTGGCAAGATTATTACTATTCGTTCCATCCATCACCGAAGAATTTCTCCCTGCGTGAATACCGCCGTCGCTAACCGTTTCAGTATGGCAAGCATAGCACGTTACACCGCCACCGCCAGTTAACATAAATTGTAAATTAGTGTTAAACAAAACACCTGAAGTAGAAACGTTGGTACTTGCTGGAAATAATACGATTGAAGTTCCTGTAGCATCTAAGACGGATAAAATTGTAGTTCCGTTAAACTGGTAGCCGCCGCTTTGATTGTAGGTGGCTACTGCTCCATTGACACGCAGAGCGCCAACACCTAATGTTGCACTACCGTAAAGATTGCCAACAATAATTAATTCGCTGTAAGTATCTGCCAAGTCTAATGCAGGTGCAAAATTAAACGTGTGAGATAATTCCGCCACCCCGGCCTGGTAGGACGAGATAACCTGTAATTTTCCCTGTGTATGTTCACTACCCCAAATAGGTGCATTCCCTGCACCGTTTACAATTAATTGCTCACCTGCCAGACCCACGCCTAATTCTTGAAGGTGAACACCATCAGAATAGGTGACAGAGCCTGCACTCATATTACTTTGCGTTACATTTTGAAAATTCAAATTTCCGCCATCTTGTAAAACTGTCGAATCGTGTGTATGTGGTTTTAAGATATTAGACCCGCCACCACTAAAAGCCATTTTAGCCTCTTAGTACGTCCCATCTGGCTCTTTCCGTTGTCAAAAGAGTTGGTGCCACTTGTGCGATAATATCGGTCTGACCTGCTGCACCTGCTGGTGCAATTCTAATAGAAATAATGTTTTGGTCATTGATATTAAATTGTCCACCTGCTGCTAATTGAAACGGCCTGGAACCGTTCACTGAAATTGTTGTTGCATTTACAGTATCTTGGTTTACTATTGCGGCACTTATTGCCACACCTTTGTATAAGTTAGGATAAACCACAGAGCCTGTTGTCCCTGCTGCGATTGTGTCAACAGTAGGAAAACTTTCTAACGTTGGGTCTTTTGGTTTTGTTGTAACAACAAAGCCCTGAATTACAGAAGGCATTTATCTAAAAGAGGTTGGCGTACTTTATTAAAAATGAGTAAATTGCTGCAACACCAGCAGTCTGATTACAATTAAATGCGAGTTGCTTGCCTCCAGCCTGACCTCCTACTGTAATTGGTATCGGGCCTGGAACTACACGACCTGCACTAGCAGGGTCAGAGGTTGCACTGAAAAATGTTACACCGCTTTCTAATTGGTTGATTAATAATCTATCTTCGTACAAGTCACCAGCAACTGGTACACTTGCCGTCACTTCGTCCAAAATTACATTATCCCGATTTAATTGTTGTACGGAAAGACCTGTTATATCGTCAGTAGCTAATGCAAAAGTTCCTATTGCTGCACCTGTTGTCGAATAAGAACGCATTAAAGGAACTGCCATTTTAAAGACTCTCCGTTTGTACGTTGTCTAATGCGGATGCACCAGAAAATGAATGTAATGAACTACCCAAAAACATCGGAATGGCTGCACCTGCTAATGACTCAATGCCACCAACGCCGTATGCTGCCGCACCTTCAATAATTTTTCCAGTTGCCCCACCTGCTAAAGAGGGAGCAACTGCACCTAAAACTAAACCCCCCAGTGTTGCAATTCCAACACCTGCTAAAACCTTATTCATGGTTTTTGTTGTTTTTAGTTTAAATGCCACATATAATCACCTTAAGTTTAGTTCTTAAATGTTTCTAAATTCGAATTTAGAAACATATTTTATCAAGTATATTAAGTTAAAACATGGGCATTTTTTCCAAAATCCTTCCCTTAGTCGCTGTTGGTTTAGGTATTATCTTTCTAGGTAATGCCATATCCCGACCTGCATCCGCATCTGCAACGGCTGGTGCATTAGGTCAGACAGGTGCAGCATTAGGTGAAAGTTTAGGGAATATTGGCACAGGTGCAAAAGCATTAGGCCAGGGAACTGGCGCAGGTCTAGCAGGTTTATTTCAACCATTTTGGGAAATTAAAAATTTAATCGCTACACCCGTTTTTGATTCGAATGTGGCTGGGTCGGCTAATGTTAGTTCAGTAGCTCAGATTTCTGGTGAAACTAACCAAGGCGTAAACCGTCCAAGTTCCAGTACCATTACTTGGTCTGGTGGAACTACTGCAAGTGTGCCGACATTAAGTGCGGCTGCTAAATCATTTTATGCTGCTAGAGGGGTTTCCGTTACTTGAAGAAAGGGTCTAAGGCTGCTAAGGCCTGGGGCGCAAAAATGCGCAGACTTAGGGGAACTAAAAAAAGAAAAAAATCAACTAGAAAAGGCGGAGTTAGAAAAACAGCCAGACGTGCTTATGTCGGACTTAGAAAAAGAAAGACTAAAAGAAAATCAACAAGAAAAGGCGGAGTTAGAAAAACAGCCAGACGTGCTTATACAGGTCTAAAAAGGCGTGTTTCTAGGCGTAAAAAGTCTGATTCTGCGTGGAATTTCTAATTATCTTCGTAATCTATTTTTATTGCATATGCTAAATGGCGTTTAAGATATGACACTAAAGTTTTTTTATCTACTTCAAGTTCATTACGTGCATAATCCATAATATCCCATATAGCGTGATAAAATTTTTCCTCCTGTTTTTCTTGTATCTTATCTATATCCATATGTATTTCTCCCCCTTGCATTTAGGGCA